TATGATAGTATCATCTCCACAAGTTTCTATGAAGTAGTCAACTCCTTCTACTAGACCAATCTTGTGCATTATAAAAGAAATATATAAATATGACCTAGTTGTATTTCCTCGGGAAGTGTTCATCTGACCGGATCCTACTTTCCCTTTAAATCTGAATCTTGCACTGTAAGAATTACAGTGTGTTCTGACAAATCTATGAGGATTATTTATGCAAAATAGTATGTCATCAATTGAGCAATACTGTGATAGGTCCGAATAATGATTTTTAACAATCTCATTGAGTAGCCAATTATCACAAGCTTCCAATAGTTCACAGTGTTGAGTTGAATCAAAAGCAGATCCATCAATGCAAATAATTTTTGCCCCTGGTATTTGTTTTAACCACTTTGTGAACTTCTCTGATCTTTGCTGGTAGCTAAGACCTGATCCGTATGCTGGCGATATCTCTTTTTGTATAGATGCCACGTGATCTATTAACGGTCCTAGTATAGCCTTCACTGCATCATGTTCTTGAATTACACATCTAGCTTTTACACTCAAATTCTTTGTGTAATCCACGAAAGCTTTCTCATCAGTTTTTGTATGCATTTTATATGATGACAACATTGTATATAAACTTTTAGATCCCAAACATTCATTGTACTCCTTAAAACCTTCCATGTATTTTTTCCTCTTACTGGGTTCGCATTTTAATAACCAGGCATCTTGACTAATTTCCTTAGGATTTTCTTTATCATAGTCTATTATTTTAGTTAAGTGACCTTTAACAAATTCACTAAACTCATTTACCAATTGTGTGTTAAAAGTATTGTGGGACGAAGAATATTGTCGCCACATGGATTCAAAAGTATTTTTCCCACATTTGTGAATCAAATACGGTAAATTCCAATTGCTAGATCCATTAAATACCATAGATTTTTGGTCTAGCTTAGTGTAATGGGTTGAATCACAATGTGATAGCAAGTCATAGATATCATTAACATGATTATCTACTGCATCAATTTGTATTGAATCCTCTTTAATAGGGAATTCGATTTTCACTTCCTTATTCACACCTTGTAATCGGTATTCTCCAGGTATAATGACAGTTTCAGTATTGTATGAACTTTTATATCGAACTGTACCATTATATATACCTCTAGTGGTTAAGTAACTAATCATATCACTTATTGAATTTCCACTACATTGACCTATGATAACATCTCTAGGATTACAGGAAATTATAGGTAGTACCATTAGGTATATAGCTGCTATCAATGGAATTATTGATGATATATCTCTTAACCTATTTTTTATCAACAATTTGATAGCAGGAGCTAATAAAAGCAAGACAATACCTTTAACAATGGCACTAGTGACATTAAAAACCTTTACCTCTTTTGTAACAGACGCTATGGCTAATTGTACCACAGTGGATATAGTGAACTGGTAAAGTGCCGTGAACATGGGATAACTTAGTAACCCTTGAAATCCTTTCACTAAAACATGTAGTATGTAGAACATTAAGTATGCACAAATAGTGGATGCAGCAACACCTATATATGTAACATCTGGAGGGGGTACTTGATTATTTATTTCTATAGTAGCACGTACAGTGTTGTTCCTTGCTGATTGAGCTCCTGGAATTGAAGCTACTAAGCCAATGCACATGACAACTGTAAACATGCTAAAGAATCTAGATGTTGAGGGTCCAGATGATCTGCCCCTACTTTGGCGATATTCTCTAGATTCTCTTGGTTCATTGATTGCCCCTCTACGTTCCTGGTGTTCAATATTTAATGCTTCCTGTTCTTGAGGATTTTGACCCCAAGTTTTAATATCAGAAAGCATCGGACGGTTGGATTGATTCTCCCTATAACCTAACATGTATCTCAATGTTACAATTAAGTAACGAATGATAATTTCTGCCTGTTTTTGAAAGAAGCCATAGGTATGGAATATAAATGGAATTAAGAATGAAACAATCCAATTCATAGATTCAGTAAATCTATTAAATGCATTCTCATAGCAACCTCTGAACATTAATAAAAGTAATGATAAGTCACTATATTCTACATCGGATCCTAAGTTATCGCTGAACAATTTTGCTTGTTCTTCCGGTTTTAAGTTTTCATTTTGATTCTGAATTACAGCATTAATAAGTTTTGCATTTTGTATTTGTAAGTTCTTCATTTTCATTATCACTAAACCGAGTAAATTAGCTTGCTTATGTGTACAGTTTAGTGTATTCATAATATTGTTTTGCAAAGCAACAATACTATTAGAAGTAATTGTAGTAGAAAGGTGAAGATGCCAACATTTCTTAATATCATTAACTGATATGTTGGTCTTAATTAATTTCCTTACAGTGGCGGGTCCAACTGTTGTGTTGATATACTCGTACATGTAGCCTTTAAACGTTATGATCTCATCATTCCCCGTAGAGAATACTGACCACAACTCTTGGGATATCAACCAATTGTTCATTAAGGTATCAAATTTTAGATCGGGACTATCAAGATCAAACCTTGTCGGCTGAACTGGTTCCAATTCAGGCTCAACCTTTATTGAACTAGGTAATTCAAGGTCTAGATCAAATTGATTAATTGCTTCGGATGCCTTTTCCACTTTAAACAAGCAGTAATAGGCATCATCAATTTTAATGTACTTAATCATTTCTGTTTTAACACGATCATATACAAGCTTACCACTCTGGAAATTAGAAGTATTAATTTCTAAATCCAGTTCTTCATTGGATCCATACCTTAATGTATTGTGATTGTAAGCTATATCATTCCCGCAAACTGCCATAGTAACCATTCTACTTTTGACTATGTATGTTGCTTCTGAACCTTCTGGCGTTTCTACTAATCGTCCCTTAGCTTCTGGACCAAACACCCAACCTACAAAATAAGCAGTGATATCATGTTCTCGTACATATTTGTGTACTGTATCCATAACACCAGAGTAGTAATACGAATCGGTGCATGTGATAACAGTATTGGATTGTATTTTGACACATTTACATTGAGTATGTATGCCATGGTGGCAATAAGAGACATACTGCAATAATGAGTCAATACCATTAATATATTTATTTTGGCGTTTTAAGTCTCCTGCATCATTGGGATTGATCCAATTAATCATATGTCCCAATATACCTTTCTTATTAATTCTAATAAGATTCTCTCCTACGCCTATACGAGTATGGGGATACTCACAGAACTGCGCTATCATATATGTTTCCATAATATCTCTAAGTTTATGCAAGATATGATGTGGGTGATTCATATCTTTGGCTGACAAATTCTTAATATTGATAGTTGGAAACGATTTTTGAATTGCTCCGTGATAATCTCCATTAGTGGAATAATTAATCATATTTCCAGATTGGAAACCACTAATTTTATATGAATAAGCTTTAAGCTGCTTATCTTGATCATACATGATTTTTAATGCTTGTGTTGGATAGCTAAGAACTACTGCATGCTGACGCTCATTTAACTGAGTCTTACTAGGTAAACTATAATTGAATACCTCCTCAATGTCTTTTAAGACATATACAGGTTCTGTTAGAACATTAACAACTTCCAATGGTTTCAACTTTTTAGGTAACGTAAAACCATCTGTTGTAACGGAGTACTTGCATGCATTCTTAATGATTTTGTGGATTTCTGATTTTGTGGTGTTTGGTAACATAGTAACTATATAATCAATGATGTTTTTGAATTCAACATCATTTTTAAATATATAATTAGATATGTCATCAAGTAAAATTCCAGTGATATCGCTAGACAAGCTAAGCAACTTGTCTTTATCGTTAATGGTTTTAGTTAAATATGAATTAACATAAAGCCATATATATTCCCCTTCAACGTCTCTCAATTCACAGAATGTCTTGAAAAAGACTAAATCTCCGTAAATTGGTCTGAATTTTTTGACATAGGGTTCCACAAAATCATGTTTTTTACAGATTAATAGCATATAATCTTCGATATGTTTAAGTACAACATATCTAAATTTGCTATTGTCTGCTCCTGCCACAGCTAAGCTGTGTAAAATGCCCTTTGGACAAGTATATAAAAAAGAACTTACAAAATCTTTAAAATTTTTAAAGTTTTGAGTAGCTGTAAATTTTTTAACTAATTTGCCTGTGACAAAGTCACTAGCTTTAATGTGAATATCTTTAAAAGAAAGAATACCACTGAATTCTTGTGATTTCTCACAATTGATCTTTCGATCATCCTTCCTGACAAAGTCAGGT